AAAGAAGTGAACAAACGCAGTGAACACAAGAATTATGAGACGAGGCACCTGTCATATGACCCGGTTAAGGATCAATTCACGAATGGGCAATACAAGTCTGACTTCAAGGATGCCATACACATGGCGTACTCAAGAATGCGAGTATCCCCGAGGAAAGTAAATACGCAATCATTTAAGGATTTCTATCTCAAACGAAGATCCTGGTTGACTAAGGGGTCACTGGTTTACAACAAGTTGCCTCCTGCGTTCAAAAAATATTCTGTCACTGTAATGGACTCAGTATATGAAACTGTGATGGCAGTGGAAGGCAGGCATAACAAGATGTCTCTGTTTGAGGTGAAGGACCTTTGGGAGATATTGCGCACAGCATCAGAAAATGATTTTAACGTCACGAAAACGATGATCAAATACGAAACGGGAGGTAAGGAAAGGGTGTTATTGCCAGGCAGCCTCATTCACTTTCTCGTTTTTACGTATGTACTAGAGTTGGCAGAAAAGCAGGAGCAAGTAGGCAGCGTTCGGCTTAATGCCATGCGAGACGAGGATATCCGCTACTTCGACCGAAAGATGACACACGGCCTGTACCATGTATTATATGACTGGGCTGATTTCAACGAGCAGCATTCAGCGGACGAGATGGCAGCCGTCATTCAGGGGCTGAGTGACAGTGTCGCTGCACCGAAGGACTACCATATTTTCGCTTCAGCAATACTGGCAAGTATGTACAACATGCAGCTAGAGGACCGGGATGGTAATAGGCACAAGCTGTGGTTAGGGTTGTTTTCCGGCTGGCGCGGGACAACATGGATTAATACTGTGCTAAACTTTTGCTATATATACATTTGCCTAGTCAACTACGAACGTATTTACCATTCATCATGTGTAATCATGGTTGACCACGGCGGAGATGATATGGATTTAATGTTAAGTGATCCCGCAGCAATGCCTCGGATACTAAAGATCATGGATGATATGTTATTCAATGCAAATGCGTGGAAACAAATGTTAAGTATGCGGTCTGAATTCTTTAGGAATACCATATCGGGCGGCGCTGCGTACGCTAGCCCGACCAGAGCACTTGCGAGCTTCATAGCCGGCGACTGGGAAGGGTCTGGAAACGCTACCGTGAGGGAGAGAGTTGTCAGCCTTCTAGATCAGATAGGTAAGATGAGACGCCGGGGCGTGAGTGAGGAGATGTGTCAAGGACTAACCATGTGTGCTGTTAGCCACTGGTGTAAGATTAAGGATGGAGACGAGTGGCTGAACTTGCCTGATGTCGTCTGCATGGCAGAGAG